GCGCTTCGTATCCGCATGGGGAAAGAGAGAGAAGGACCCGACGCCCGGTGAACGATTTCTGAACGTTCTCTGAACAACGCGCACAGTCTCATCTATCAAGGGGACAGGGGCTCGTGGCTCTGCTTCCAGCGAATCGGCGCCGGAATTCTTGAGCGTGATGTGGAGGCCGATCACCTCGACGATGTCGGGCACAAAAGTCGCCACAATCTCTCTAGCCTAGTTTCCAGCGATCTTGATGGGGCCTCTGGCGGCGCTTCTCGGGCCGGCTTCTTGCAATCGCTCGAGCTGGCGCATGGCGGCTTGCAGGGTTTACGACGCTTGATTGATCGCGGTCACGAGGCGGGCCTGCTCGTCCTCCGATGCTCTGCGTTCTGGCCGATGATGCAGGGTTTCATCGCAGATGTAGAAGAGCGGATCGAAACGCTCGCAGAACACCATGAGAGCGACGACTTCGTAGAACTTGAATTGCTCGGTCCCGTTCGGATCGAGTTTGGTTTTCAGCCTTGCGTAGGATGTCTCCGGCTTGTGGTGGGGGTACAGGTGCGCGGCGCACTCTTTCAGGGTGCGGTTGCTGGCGGCGATCATCCTCTGCAGGGCGTCGTATTCGTCGGCATACGAGGTGTCGGTTGACATTTCTGAACCTCCCTAAAAATTAGGGTGCATTAGGGTTAACTGAAACAGGCAAAAAAAAGAGACTGACCGCCATGACGAACAGCGCTTGGCGGCAGGACGGCGGCGCGCAGGGAGGGCAATGTGGACATGGTTAGGCGGCTTGGCGGGATGGCGGTACGGCGTGCTCGGTGCGGCGCAGGTAGCCCCAATCGACGTCCGGCCGAAGCTCTTCGCACGTGACTGCCCTGACGGACTCCCGCTCGATGTTGATCGCCAGGCTTTCGCCGCATGTCCGGCCATAGGCCACGTTTCGCAACTGCCCGACAGTCGTTCCGCAGCGCGCCGCGAACTGCGCGCGATCCTGTTTCGAAAGCGATAGAAAAAAAGATTTCAGGTCCATTCTCTAATGATATTCACTGTTCTGTGTTCACGTCAACACTTTACGGGGACTTCACTGAAAGGTGAACATGCGGTTTAATCCATCCATGGATATTGCGGATATGCGCCGGCAGGCTCTGCGGCGCTTGATCGAGACGCGATTCGGTGGAGTCAGTCGGCAGTTGGCGCTTGCTTGTCGCAAGCCGGAAGGTCAGATCACCGACATGCTGGCGAATCCGCCGCGAAAAGCCTTTGGCGAGAAGATCGCCCGGCAGATGGAGCTGACGCTGGGCCTGCCGGATCGTTACCTCGACCGGCAGGACAGCGGGGACGATCCGGGCACCGCCGAGCGCGCCAGCGCCACGTATGTAGAAGAGACGACGACGAAAACGCGGGCAAGCGGGCGGGTCGAGCAGTCCGCGCGCGCGTACGGTCTCACGGACGAGGAGATTGGCGTTCTCGAAGGCCATCGGGCGGCCGACGACAGCCTGAAGCGAACCATCCGCCTGTTGGCGGCCGATGCGCTTCTCCGTTTCAGTCCCCGCAGAGCAAATCACCAATAAGCCGTCCCGCCCTGCGTGTAATCCGGGGCGGGCATCGAACCGCGCACAACAAGCACCCGTTGTCGCCAGACAGTAACGCGGGGATATAATGCGGCTGCTTCCCTTACAGGAGCCACGTTATGGAGTCGTTTTCCTCGGCCTTTGCGGTGCTGGCGCTTGTCATCGCCTACCTCTTGCCTACCGCAAATGCCTACTCAAAGCGGCATCGGAATCGCGCTTTGATCGCCGTGGTGAATCTTTTTTTCGGCTGGACCATCCTGGGTTGGCTAGTCTGCCTGGCGTGGTCCGCTGGCAGCGCGCGCGACGACCCGGCGGCGCCCAGTGCCGAGACCCACGTGAAATGCCCCGACTGTGCCGAACTCGTGCGCAAGGAGGCCAAAGTATGCAAGCACTGCGGCTGTCGTTTGGTGCCGCAATAGCGGTTGTTTGGCTGCTTGGGCTTGCGGCCGAACCCGCGCCTCGTAGCCATGCGGCGCGGGCGGCTTTCCAGCGGGCGTATCCCTGCCCTGCTTCCGGAGCGCCACGTGGGCCTTGTCCCGGCTACGTGATCGACCACATCGTTCCTTTATGCGCCGGCGGGGAAGACCGTCCGGAAAACATGCAGTGGCAAACCCGGCCGGATTCCCTCATCAAAGACCGGCACGAAGGGCGACTCTGTCGCCTCCTGAAGCGCCCAGACTAGCGCCGCTCGCCTGACTCGCCGACAGACCGCCTATACGGCGGTTTTTTTGGCAACAACTTCACTGTCAGTGTTGACAGAAGCTTCACCGTTTGGTGTAATGAGCGCTCAGAGCCTTATTTGCCGCTCATGAACCGGAAACGGAGGACATCCACATGATACAAAGAAGAAGTCAAGCCCTTTACATGAACGAACGCGTAGTTCCTGAACGCACCAAACCCTACCCGACCGGCGCCGCCGACCCCGTCTCCACCCAAGCCGAGGTCCGGGCGCTCGCCCAGAAGATGTACGACTTCCGTTTCTCCGCGTGCGCCGGCACGCCACGCAGCCAGGAATACAAAGCCGGCTTCATGGCTGGGCTGCTGAGCCTGGCGGGAGAGACCATCACCTACCCCTACCAAACCGGCACCGCCGCCGCCGACGCGTACCTTTCCGGCATCGAGCATGGAAGAGATCGCGCGGCGCCATCAGCGCTTACCGCCCCATGAGCGCCCTCATTATTTGGTGGCGCTGGGTGCGATCCGCCTTTCGGGTCTTGTCCGCCGAGGCCGCGGCACAAGCCGCGCTGGACGAGGCGCGCGACATGAACGCGCCAGCAGAAGAGCAGCTCGCGGCCTACCAACGCGCGCAGAGTGCCCAGGCAGAGCTTGCGGTTTCTCGCGCGGAACACGCTCGGCTCCTCCGACAGGCCGAGCGGCGCCGTAGAGATGCCCGGACGGCACGAGAAGGCGCCACGAGGACATGACGGCGCGACAAGCATTTCCGCCGTCCGCACCCGGCGCGACGCGGGGTCACGGTCGCTCTTACAAGGGCTTTCGTCAGCGGGAAAACTGACGCGGACGGCAGAAAAAAGCCAAACGATCACTGGCAAGGCATGGCACGTCTGGGCGCGGCGAGGCTAGGCTGGGCGGGGCAGGGCTAGGCTGGGCGGGGCGTGGATAGGCAGGGCGGGGCCAGGCTAGGCTAGGCCAGGCTGGGCATGGCTGGGCATGGCGGGGCGCGGCGAGGCTAGGCACGGCAGGGCGCGGCATGGCGGGGCGGGGCCTGGCTAGGCGAGGCGGGGCTTGGCAAGGCATGGCATGGATAGGCAAGGCAATCTTTTCAACAAGGAGCACCAAATTGGAAATAGAAATCAACATCCGCGGGACCAGCCCGCTCATTCTGAATAAATTTACCGACGCCGCCGCGATGGCTTCCACAAACGGATCGCGCTCGAGCGCCGCCGCGGGGACGCGCGGCACCCCTCGGGAAATCGCCGAGGGCAAGTTGTACTACGGCGTCGACGGCGGGCTCGTCCTCCCGTCGCCGAATCTGCTGCGCTGCCTGATCGATGGCGGCTCGTTCTTCAAGGCCGGTCGGAAGCAGATCACAACCAAGGCGGAAAGCATGCTGTTCTCTTGCCTCGACATCATTGCGGCGGAAATACCGCTGCGGCACGCTCAGCCATGGACGGTCGATACTCGCGCGGTTGTGATCCCGGCGACCAAAGGACGAATTCTTGCGCACCGGCCGCGCTTCGACGACTGGAACCTCGCATTCACTGTGCTGCTCGACACATCGATCGTGCAAGAGCCTTTGCTGCGCGAGATCGTGGACGCCGCCGGCCAACGGATCGGGTTGGGGGATTTCCGTCCGGCGAGGAAGGGCCCCTTTGGGCGATTCCGTGTGGATTCGTGGAAGGCGGTGGATCTGCCGATCGCGGCATAGGGCCTTTTTGGCGAGAGAACCGGGCGGAATCGCCCGACAGATCGGGACTGGCGCCGAGCGGTATCGGCCAGCGTAACGGGATAACGAAAGCCCCGTGACGGCCGGGAGAGCACCGGCAAAAAACAGACGGCAAACGGTGATCCCGAGCGCGTGAGGCCATCCAGCAGGAGAGCCAAGTAAAAGCGCAGCCTAACACCGTGACAGCCCGGAGAGACGGGCACCATCCACCATGGGAGACAAGCCACATGATCAAGAGTCTCGGACTCGCCATCCAACGAGCGGCACGCTTCATCCTCGTAATCACGCTCGGCCTTCGCGTACCCGCCGCGCGCGTGCGAGTGCACGACCAGAAGAGCCGGCACGACTACGCGCGGGAGCAGCTTTCGCTCGCGCAAACGCAGGTTTTTCTGTGGGAGCGCGAAACGGACGATGCCTACGACGCCTTCCTCAAGGCCCAAGCCGACCTGGACGCCATCGAACGCCGCCGGTCCATGGCGCTCGACCCGATCGGCCAAGCCTCCGACTAACCCACCGCAGGAGCCGCCATGCTTCCCCCTCTTTGTATTTATCACCGCCACTGTCCAGACGGCTTCGCCGCCGCCTGGGTCGTCCGCCGCGTGTTTCACGGCGAGGCCGAGTTTTTGCCCGCCAGCTATGGCGACGCCCCTCCGGACGTCACCGGGCGAGATGTTTTCATCGTCGACTTTTCGTACAGTCGCCACGAGCTGGAGACCATGGCCGCCCAGGCCGGCTGCCTGACGATCCTCGATCACCACATCAGCGCCCGAGAAGCGATCACTGATCTTCCTGGAGCGATTACGTGGTTCTCTCTCGGACTTTCCGGCGCCATGCTCGCGTGGCGGTATTTCTTCCATGACCAGGCGGCTCCACAACTTCTGCGGCACATCGAGGACCGCGACCTGTGGCTCTTTCACCTCGAGGAGACGCGCGCGGTCATGGCTGGGCTCCTATCCCACCCGTACGATTTCGGCATCTATGACTTCTGGATGTCGCAACGATCCCTTGCGCCCTTGGCGGCGGATGGGCAGGCTATTCTGCGCCAGAGGAAGCGCGATCTGGACGAGCTGCTGCCATCCGTCACCCGCCCCACGATAATTGGCGGACACAACGTCCCGGCCGCCAATCTCCCGCCGACCATGGCTTCCGACGCCGGGCACATTTTGGCCAAGCACCAGCCCTTCGCCGCCACTTATTCCGACGGGCCGGGTTTCCGCAAGTTCAGCCTGCGATCTTCATCCCCCGACGGCCTCGACGTCGCCGCTATCGCCCGACTGTACGGCGGAGGAGGACATCGTCACGCGGCCGGATTTCGCATCCGGCTAGAGGATGTGCCGCTCATGGAACGTGGACGGATTACCCCACCAGCAAGCGTAAATATTCCGGAGAAATAACCATAGCAAACAACAACGGCGCCCGCGTTCGGATTATGCGGGCACTTCATACAGACGGCATGATGACCACGTCGGAAATCAGCCTCGTCACAAATCTCACCCCGCAGCAAGTGCGCGACAACGCCAATTGCGCGGTCAAGGAAGGGCTGATCACCAAGGGGCGCGACGATATCACCAACCATCTTGCGTACCGCATCACTCCGGAAGGTCGGCGCTGGGTCAATGGCCTCGACGCACCTTTGGTCATACCGCCAACGGAGCCCGAACCGGTTGTCGCGGCCCCCGACGCCGAGACCGCGCCGGAGTTCTCCGAGCCCGAGCCACTTGGCGACACGCTTGAAGCGCAGTTGACTTCCGAAAGTCCCTGTTACGCGATCCAGCACCCCTGGCGAGGGCTGGTCGTCGTCGGAAAAAATCTCGACGCCGCCATACGCCTGGCCACTGAAGTCGCCGAGACGAACGGCAAAGACGTGGCCTTGTTCCGCCTGACGCACTGTGGCGATGCGGTTCTGAAGGCGCAATTCAAGGAGGCGGCATGAACACGGCTCACGACGAAATCATCGCTGCCGCCGAGCTAGCCTGCGGGCTGCTGTGGATGATGGAAGACCATCGGCACCCGCACACAAAAATCGCCTTTGTGAACTTGCTCGACGCACTCGGAGGACCCGGCAGCGAGGGTCTCGGAAGGGCAATAAAGCGGGCCATCGACGCCGGATATGAAGCCGATCACCCACCGGGCGCCACGTCGTGGGCGGGGAAGAAGCCGGAGGAGAAGGCGCCGGCCACCGCAGGCCCTGACGCCACCGCGGCCCTGCGAGCTTTCGCGCAAGAAGTCTTCGACTACTGCTATAGCTTCGGCATGGAAGGCAGCGAGCTTCAAGAAATCGCCGAAAAGCACGGACTCCTGCGACAGGAAAAGCGGCATGAGCCGTGCGGCAAGGACTGCCTATGCGAGTTGGAAGCCCATTTCGACTACGCCGGGGCGACCGGCGTGATGTGCTACCAAAGGACGTCCATTTTGACCGGGGCGCCTGAGAGCACGACAGACGCTGGGCATGATGAGCTGTCAAGGAATCCTTGACAGTTGCCGAGGGGAATTTTGTAGAGGGGCGATATTGTGGGTGACAGTACAGGAATCGAATGGACCGATGCCACATGGAACCCGGTAACCGGATGCACCAAGGTCAGCCAGGGATGCAAGCACTGCTACGCGGAGCGCGACTGGGCGCGGCTGGTGCATCTGCCGGCGTACCAGGGGCGTGCATTCACTGATGTGGAGTGCCACCCGAAAAGGCTTGACCAGCCGCTGATCTGGCGCCGGCCGCGCAGGATTTTCGTGAACAGCATGTCCGACCTTTTTCACCCTGCCGTGCCGTTCGAGTTTATCGAGCAGGTGCACGAAGTGATCCGAGAGTCCGAGCGGCATACATTCCAAATCCTCACGAAGCGCCCGGGTAGGATGCTGGAGTTTTGGAAGTGGCGGAAGGAAGTCTATCTCGCCAATGCCTACACAAGCACCCCCCCGCGAAATGCTTGGTACGGGGTCAGCGTCGAGGACCAGGCCACGGCTGACGAGCGCATCCAGCTGCTGCTGCAGACGCCGGCAGCGGTGCGGTGGATCAGTGCGGAGCCGTTGCTTGGCCCGGTTCGTGTCGGCCAGTATCTGTCGCGAACCAACATGCCGGGACTGTCGATGCCAGGATTCGTTGATTCTCTTCCCGGCATCGACTGGGTTGTGGCCGGCGGCGAGTCAGGACCGAAGGCGAGGCCGTCTCATCCGGACTGGTTCCGGTCGTTGCGCGACCAGTGCAAGGCCGCAGGCGTGCCATTCTTGTTTAAGCAGTGGGGAGAATGGTCGCCGCAGGCAGATACGCTGCTGAACGGAAAAATCGACGCGATACTTATCGACAAAGCGCATACCTACTACGGGACAGCCGCCGGTTTCTGCCCGGCAGAAGGCATGTTCCGCTTTGGAAAGAAGGCCGCTGGACGCCATCTCGACGGCATGCTGCACGACGAGTATCCGATATAGATGACGCACACAGACGTAACTGAGGCGCTGATGCTTGAGGCGCTGATGCTCTGCGCCGTACTGCTGGCGTCTGGCGAACCACAAGACATAGCCAGCGTGCGTTTGGCCGTGATTCGAGGGCACGGCGCAATGGGGAAAAAGTTAACCGCTAACAGCGGTAATCAATGGGGAGCTATGGTGCGATGGATGCGAGATCGGGGCTTTTTGGTCGAGGATTTGTACGCTCAAACCTGGGCCGCGGGGAAAATTCCCGAGTTCCTGAATCCGCCATCAGAATACATGAAAGCGGCCGCCACCGCCTGGCGCTCGGTGGCGGAAGACATCCACCCGACGCGGCAACGGCGATTTCTGATTAGGTAGCCGAAAATGAAAGCCATTAGCATTCGACAACCGTGGGCGTGGCTGATACTGCACGCCGGCAAGAACATCGAAAACCGGGACTGGCCAACGCGGATACGTGGGCGAGTCTTGGTGCATGCAGGGAAAACCATGTACCACACCGACTACCTCGACGCCAAATGCTTTCTCGACATGAGTTTCCCATCAATCGTGTTGCCTGCCAAAGAATCGCTGGAGCGTGGCGGCCTGGTCGGTTCGGTAGAGATAGCGGACTGCGTCACCACGTCAGACTCGGCGTGGTTTTTTGGAAATTTCGGATTTGTGTTGCGCAACCCGAAGCCCATGCCGTTCAGACCTCTGGCAGGACAACTAGGATTTTTCGAAGTTGAGGACGGGGACGAAGGGCGGACGCTATCAGGACATGAGGAGCGGTAGATGATCGGACCAATACCGACTGGCTCGCTTGCCAGCGCAGAAATCAGCGCCACGATTTCCGACACTCGTTATGCAGGAGGACGGGTAAAAGAACGTCGGATTTTCCAAAAAAGGGCTTGACTTCTTCTTTGTATCATGTACAATACAGTCATCAAAGCAGCACCGACCCGGCGGGTTCTGGGACTCTGAAAAGGAGAAAGCAATGAGCCACTACTACCAAACCGCAGAAAAAGGAAACCTGACCAAGCACGGCTTCGATTACATCGACGCCGAAGGGCTTGCCGACTTGCAAGCCCAAGTGGACGAAGCCGGAATCGCCCCGACCATCAGTACCGGCGACGTCGTCGCCTACGAGATGGGCGACATGATCGCCGTCATCGTCAAGGCTTCGGTGTTCACCGAAGCCGCACAAAAAGCCAGCGCGGCGGGAGTGGCATTCAAGTCCTAGCTCCGCTGGCCGAGAGGCGGGCGGAGATTGCCAGGAAGCTCGGCCTGTAAGGGCCGGGAAGCGCGATGAAGTTTTCCACATCAACCGGGGCCGTCGTCACGGCGGCCAACTCAACCGCCGCGGCCGCCATGGCCGCGGAATACGGGCTCGGCACCATCGTCGGGCCCGTGGCGGAAAAGCCCGCCCGCCGCGCGCCGAAAATGTCGGTCGCGACCGCGGTGCGCCTTTTCGCAGAGGCGCAAGAGTGGCCACAGTGTGGCCAGGACTGGCCGATGGGCGCGCAACAGCGCGCGGCGGCCGATGTCATCGCAGACCATCCGGGCTGCACCGATCACATTTGGTAGGAGTCCGCAATGCTTTTGAACGCTTTTTCGGCGAACATGCTGGTAGATTTGCCATCCACCGTGACTTTCACGGATATTTTCGCTCACGAAGCGAGAAACCTCCTCCTCGCCGAAAGCGACGGCGAGGAGGAGGTTCGCTCTGCCGTCGGCCACGCCGACACGGCGGCGGTGTTCTCGGCCGTACTCGGCCTGGCGGTCCCTTGCCGCCGGGAAACGGTGCGGCTCGCGAGCGGCGACAGCGCCATCCTCGGACAGTATTTCGGTCCTCGCCTTCCGGAAGGCGCCACGGCCCTGCCGCCCGGAGCTACCATCCGGTGGTTAAAGGTGAGCGTGGCATGAGCGACGATACGCTCAGCCGAATTTCGCTCACATCGAGCGCCGTCGAGCGCTGGAAGGTGCTCGCGCGCCGTCCGGAGACCCTCGCCAAACTCCGGGGATTGCCGCCGGTGGCGATCCCCGGCGAGCTGGCGCGTGTCGAGGCGGACGGATCGCTGACGATCTACGTACCGCTGCCCGAGGGACGCGGCGAGATCGCCATGCGCGTCGAGGCGCCAGAATGGGCCTGGCGTGGGCCACAGAATCAGTGATCGCTTCAGGAGAAGAAATGGCAGTTTGCTTCAGAGTCTACCTACGCGAAACGGACGGCATGCGCTCTGCCGCCTGGGAAAAAACGACGACAGTAGATCAGGACGCCGCGCGCGCGGCTTTCGAGGCGCTTCTGAAGCGTCGGGATCTGGACGGCAAGGGCGTCGCGGCGGTGCTATCGTATGAAAACCAGCACCTGGCTTTTCACCGATTCGATAGGCCGCCTGGCGATCCGGACTACTGGCGCGATCGGCTGGACGAGATACCCTGGCGACGGGAAACCGCGCGGCGAGGCCGAGGGAATGTGGCCGGTCAGGGTCGGCAGGCGAAGATCGACCCGGAAGGCGGCGCCGCGACGACGATCACGGTGCGCGTGGCCGAGAGGCAGAAAGAGACGTTTTTTCGCCTTGGCGGCGCGGACTGGCTTCGGGGCGTGCTCGATGAAGAAAGCGAAAAAATCGCTTGACTTCTTGTTTGTATAATGTACAATACAGACATCGAAGCAGCACCGACCCGGCGGGTTCCGGGACTCTGAAGAGGAGAAGGAAATGGAAACCAAAATTAGCCGTGATGAATTCGGCGCCCTGCGCACGGTCCCAAAGGAAGCGCTTGCGCTCGTCAATCTTGCCGCAGATCGCGGCAAGATACCGACGGCTTTCGACCAAATTTCGTGGGATCGAAAGGGCCGCTCCAGCGGAGAAGCCCTGCATCACGAGGTTTACGACGTCAACCCCGAGGGCACGCGCGCCCTGGTTTGCCTGCGCCATGCGCGCGGCAGCAAGTACGGCGTCGCCACGACCAGCAAGGAGTATGTGGTCGTGGCGAAACACGGCCGGGGCATCCGTGTTCTGGACGCAAATAAGGCCGTCGCCGCGAAAGCGGCGAAGGCTGCCGGGGAAGCGCTCGGCGTCGCCATCGAGACCGCGCTTGGAAAGCGCAAGCTCGCCGTGAAGGCGGGCACCACCCGCACCGGGTACAAAATCCTGGTGCGCACGGCCGACGGTTTCGAGTCGGCCTGGGATGGATCGGCGTGGCTCCTCGGAAAGCCTCGCATCGAGGCCGCCACGGAAGACCATACGGGTGGCTACTACTACTATGCCACTCTCGATGAGGCGATCGAGGCGGCCGCCATGAACGACGTTTTCGGCAAGGCGCGCCGGCATCATCGCCTGGCAGTGTGCGAAGTCGAAGCCAGCGGCCGGCACTACGAGCACCGCGGGCGGGTCGGCACGAAGCTCTGCGCGACGAAAGTCACCGTGCTTCGCGAGATCGCGAGCACGATTTAACAAACCCGGCCCGGAGCAATCCGGGCTTTTTTTTTGGAGGAGCCATGCCGAAGACGATTGAGGTAACCGATGATTTGCAGTTCTCGTCGCTGAAGCTACAGCGCGACCCAGACGGCGCGGTGTCGTTCGACGTCGGCGTTATCAAGCGCATCTGCGCTCACAACGGCCTGCCCGCGGAAGCGATACTGGGCAATGAGGATGCCATCGCCGAGCTGCTGAACGCCTGGTATCGCGGGCACATCGAGAACGGCGGACAGATCGATACAGTAATGGAGGATTTGATCACTGAAGCCCGCGCCGAAAACGCCCTTGGCGGCGGCTTTTCTTATCCGCCAGGCAGCGCCTGAGAGAATCCGTCTCGCCCGGACTCATGTCTGGGGGTGGCCATTTTGACCCACGTGCCGGCGCCGCTCGCACGCCAGCAGCAGGGCGATTCCGCCCATGATCAGCGCGGTTTCTCCGCTCGGCGCACCGCCGGAAAGGATCGACCACGCTTGCCCAAGCGCCCCGAGGAATAGCAGCACAAAGGCCGCCCTCGGCATGAAGGCGGTGCAGGGACTCATCCGCGCTATCGCCGGATCGGCGTACACGATGACGACGGCGCATTCGACGATGACGAGGATTTTAAGCAGCAGCGAGACGTCCATCACTTTCCCATCCGAGAAATGATTTTCCCGGCCAGGCTCAGGAAAGCCGGGCCGAGGCGAGAAAACGCCGTGAACCCGATCAGGAACCCCACGCCATGCTGTATCAACTCCGCCGTCATCCGACCCGGCAGCGAGGGCAGCAGCATGGCGACGGCCGGCGGCGTAAGATAGCCGGCGACGATCGCCGATCCGCAGGTCCAGGTCAGCCGACGCACCAGCGGAATCGGCGGCTTTTCGTAGGATACCGCCCACAGCCCGCCCGCGAAGCCGGCCAGCATGACGGTCGGATGCAGCCCGGTGGCGATCCCGAGGAGCGTGATTCCGCCGGCCGAGAGGGTGATGGCGCCGGCGCTCGAGGTGATGTCTGGCATGGGGCTTCCTGGCTCAGGTATCCGTCCCAACGCGCACCACATTCGTTCCATCGGCCAGCAGATGGGCGCGTTTGGTCTGCCCCACCACGATTCCGGTGCCGGCGTTGGTTTTGATGGTTGTGGTGAACGCGCCTGTGTTGTTGCAGAAAACAATTCCCTCCCAATCGTTCGGTACGATGACATTGCGGTTGCCGGTGAGCACGCCGTTGATGGTGAGATAGCGGCAGGCGGCTTGTGCCTGGTTCAGAAAGACATCCGCTGTCGTTACGGTCACGCTCGCGCGGCTGGTGATGTGGGCCGGCGTCGCCCACGCGCGATGGTCCGTGTAGCTGGTGACGGTCGACGCGCCGGTTATTGCGGTGTAAAGCGGGATGGCGCCCGGCGTGAAGCCGGTGGTATTTTTGCTGACCACGCCAGCGCGGCTCGCCTCGATGTAGTTGGTCGTGCTCGCCGACAGGACAAGCGCCGCGGAGTTGTTGGCGATGGCGGTCAGGACGCCGTCGACGACCATGGCGCCCCCATAGTAGAACCAGTTCAGCCCGGAGCACAGCGAAGCCCTCCGGCCGAAAATGGTCGCCGGGCTGCTGGCGTCGGACAGGGCATTGGCCGTAACCTCCTTGGCGGCCTGGGATGGCGTGATCAGATCGAGATGGGTGGTGCTGCTGGCCATGGCTACCTCGTAATAGAAGCGGTGAGTGGGTATCCCCGGCCGACCGTGGCCGAAATCTGGTAAATCTTGAGAAAAAGCGTTGCTTGATTGGAGCCAAAGTCAGCGACCTGATCGGCGCTGGTGTAGGTCGCACCCGGCGAGGACACGGAAAGCGTGCGCTTGATGGCGGCATAGCTGCCGCTGACGTAGACTTCGACGGCGTAGGACTCGCTGGACTCGCCGAGCGGCACATCCACCGCATTTCTCCACTCGCCGTCGACTCGCGTGCGACGCACCCAGGAAAGCGACCAATCGTTGGTCGACGGATCGCGATTCCCGGCCAGGGCGATTGGCGACAGGGGTTCGAGGTTAACTCCTTGATAGGTAAAGCCCCGGTCCGCGCTGCTTCCGATGTCCGCATCGAGGGTGACGCCTCGATAGAGGCGCTCGACGCCGATGTCCGCGCTGGAGAGGGTGACGACCTCGACATCGTCGGAGTCGAGCAGCACGAGCACATCGCCGAGCGCGTGCAGGCCCATGGCCCACTCGGTGCCGAACCGGCCGCGCAGGAAATTGCTCAATCGATAAAGCCCGCCACCGAGCGGCGTGCATGTGCGGGCGGCGATGATTTCCCATCGCCCGTCGTCGCCGTAGGCGAAGTGGTTCGCGCCCGCGAACATCGCGAGTTCGGTGCAATCGAAAAGGTCGCCGGAAATGAGCGTCACGGAAAGCGTGCTCGCGGCATCGACCAGGCGCGACTCAACGACGCCGAGGGCGCTGGTCGTCACGCCAATGGTCGCTCCCGGAGCGCCGAATTCCTGAATGGTGCCCCATGTCGTACCCGCATCGAGCGATTGCAAAAGCACCCCGCCAGGCCATCCGGACCGGACGCCGCACATCGCCACCGGCAAGCTCGGGCCATCTTGTCGGCTGCTCATCCACGGCAGGTCGAGCAGCCGATAGCGCGATGGGCCGGCAGCCGCGATGACGCTGGCCCCCGTGCTGGCGCCGGACGCACCAAGCGCGGTGGGCGTGTAAATCGCGGGGTTCGCGTATTTCGCCTGGCACTCCAGGCGGCCATCCGCCGTGTAATGGATCGATGTCAAACGAATCTGAACATTGCCTTCCGGGGTGGCAAGCGTCACCACGTCGCCCGGTTCCAGGTGCAGATAGGTCGGCGGCAGGACGATGCTGACATCGTGCCTTTCCAGCCAATAGAGATAGAGCAGCGTTTGCGCCGTGCACGCGCCCGCGGTGGAGTCCATGACGATGGGAAGGTCGAGCGTCGTGGTGTTGATGCCTGTGACGGTCTCGCGCTGGTCGGCCTGCTCGCCGGGGTCGTACTCCCTTTCTACGTCAAGAAATTTCACCGCGACGCGACGCGGCAGTTGCGAGTCCATTTCCCGCGCCAGCGTGATCTGTACGCCTGGCTCGGCGCCGGAGGCGCGCGCATCCAGGTCGGCCATGGGGATGGTGGCGACCGAAGCGCCGCCGCGAGGCAGGAACTGGATCTTGTAGCCGTGCTGCCGGACATCGAACGGCCAGGCGGCTTGAAGCGGTTCGAGGGCGGAGCGCAGGGTGCCGATACTGCCGATGCGGTAGCCGCGCACCACGCTCGTCAATCCGCTGACGTCGATGTCGCCCGCTGTCAGCGCACCGCTGCCGACGCATTCCGCCGCGACGATGTCGGACAGGGTGACGGTGGATGACACGATGGCGTGCGGCTGGATGGTCGCGGCGACGCCGCCGCTTCCCCGCACCGCCGAGAAGACGGCGCCATTCCAGGCGAGCGCTCCCCAGTCGTTGACCGAGCCGCCGGGAAAGGGCTGCACACTCCACGTAATCCCGTCTTCTGAAATGGCATAGTTTCCGTATGACGTGGCGCAGAAGACGGTGCCGTCTGTCGCGACGCGAGCGCCATGACCAGGGAAATTCGAGGCGTAATAAGTCCACGATGTCCCGTCGTCGGAAATGTGCGTTCCGGGCGATGCATCGGACGTGATGACGAAGCGCGACCCACGAACGCCGATGTTGGTCCATCCTGATCCGGCGGAAGCCACTCCGGCACTGGTCCAGGAGCCGGTCAATCCGGTCGGCGAGTAGAGGAAATCGGACGTGGAAAATTTCGCCGTGACGACGAGCATCGACCCGTTCCAGGCGATTTTTCCGTAGGCACCCGATCCTCTGCCAAGCCCTGCCATGGGTGCGGTCTGCGGAAGCCACGACTTGCCGTCGCTCGATGTGAAAAACGGTCCGGTATCGGTAACGACAATGAAATATTTTCCGGTCCAGCACCCGCTCGTGCAGTAGTGATTCGACGGCATGACCCGTTCGACCCATGTCACCCCATCGTCGTCGGATGTGTAGACGCTGCCGAACCCGAGGGCGATGAAAATCTCGCCGTTGGTGATGACATCCTGCCAATACTGCGACACGGGAAGCGTGTGCTCGGTCCAGACGCGTCCGTCCGGCGACGTGGCGCACACATTGCTGCTCTGGGCGAGCGTACAAAACACCGAGCCATTCCAGGCCATGCCCTCCCACGCGCGATTGGTAATGCTGCGAGCAGTGACGGCGTAGGCTGCGGTGGTCCCGGCGGCCACGACTTCGGCACGAATTTGCGCGCCCATCAGGCTATTGCCGTAGCGCGCCAGCGGAAGGTCGTTGAAGACCAGATAGGCCAGGCCACGCCAGGCCGGCGTGTTGGCGACCCCGAGATCGGATTGAATGCTCGGGTCGGGATCTTGTGTATCGCTGCCTGGGTAGAGAGTGAACTTCTCGGAGGCGGCGTTGCTCGCGGCGATGGTGTCGTTGTCGTCCGACCCCGCGTCGTAGAACAGATCGGGACCGACCCATAGGCGCCGGACGCCGACGATAGGCCCGGCACACAGTCCCACGGCGAAGGTGGCGAAATAGCTGTACGTGATCGTCTTGGCTCGGCTTCCCCCGCCCTTTCCGCCACGGGCTTTCTTCTTGGTGATGACTTCGGTAAGTTTGTTTCCCTTCAGCCAGATGACATTGCCGACGATAGGCACCGTGCCATAGGCACGCGGGATGACCGCGCCGACGGTGCTGGTCTGCACGGTCAGGTCATCGAGGCGCGGGCCACGGGTTGTCGGGCCTTTTGGCGGGTCGAGATAGCCGCCGGCCATCAGGCCAATTTGCGCGCCGTACAGGGCGCCTGTCGGGCCGCCGATCAGCGCTCCGGCAACGGCACCGACGACGCCGCCGACGAGCTGGCCGGCGCTACTCATGCCACCCCTCGAAAACGATAGGCCCGCACGATGCGGCGCGCCCAGACCGGCGACAGGATGTGCTCGACGACCTTGCCGGCGCTCTCATAGGCGTGGATGAGGCTGTTTCCTGTGAAAACCGCCAGGTGCTGCGGATCGGTGGCGAAGCGCATCAGGAGCAGGTCGCCGGGCTGGCGGTCGGCCGGATCGGCGACCCGCATCAGATCGGGCTGCGAATCCAGCGCACGTTCGATTTGCCCGTCTTTCGGCGTGCGTCCGTAGCCCTCGACATCGATGGGGCTGACGCCGACCTGGCGCGCGACCCAGATCGCGACTCCGGCGCAGTCGAGGCCGAAGGCGAGCAAGCGCCCCTGGTGGCGGAATGGCGTTCCCAGGCACTGGCGCGCGGCGCCGATGATGTCCTCTGGCGTCATGCGCCTCCCCCCTGGCCGACCTGCGCGTAAGCGGTGCCCGCCGGGATGTAGGGGAAGCCGCCGAAATTTTCGATGTTGTTCAACGGCGCGCCGTCCCAGCGATTTCCGCAATCGAAGGGGCGCTTTCGGCAGCCGCGAATGAGTTCGTAGGCGTCGCCGACCGATGGCAGGTAGTAGAACGGCTCGAACGTCGTCACGCTGCCATCCGCGCCGTAGCTGCGAACTTCGAGCGCCTTCAAGCCGGCATTGGGTCCGCTGGTGAACCGAATCGTCCCGGCGCCAAAGGTGTCGTCAGGCTCGGTCCGCGCAGAGTCGCGGAAGGCGGAAGCGGATGTGACGTGGGTCAGCGTGCCGGTGACGGTGTTCGGCGCCAGCGGCACCTTGCATCCGGCGAATCCCGTGCTGCCGAAGGTTTTCGGGCACTGCGGCGAATAGGTCTCGCCGACCGTCTGCCCGAGGCCGTCGACGAGCGATAGGCCGCCGATAACGTAGCTGTCGTCGCGCAGTTCGGCTTTTCCGAACATCCCGGTGAGGATGGGCTCCTGGTCCTCGACGGGAGCTTTCCACGATGTGGCGAAGATATAGCACCGGGCCCCGTCGAACAGGCCGCTGGCGATGGCGGCGCGGGTGATGCCGGCGATGGCGACGACGCCTTCGATATCGATGGACGCGGGGGAAAAATCGGACGTGCTGCCAAAGCCGGAGAACTGGTAGCCAGAGCCTGAAATGTAGATTTCCGCGCCGATCAGCAAATCGCACACGTGATTCGTGAGGCGAATAATCGGCCCCGAGACCGGCACGATGCGCAGGCAATGGGTGCGGTACCGGTAGTCGGCGACGACGGATTTCATGGCTGCAGCAACTCGACGAGCTCGACGTTTTCGAAGAGGCGGTGGGCGGGTCCGGATTGTTCAATAACAAGGTCCATGTCGAACCGGGCCGGGATGTCGAACTCGCACCCGCCGGTAATGGTGTCTCCGACCAGAGGCGCCGGGGAGATGGTGACGCGGCCGGTCGTCGTATCGAGCGTCACGCCGGAACTGACCAGCGTGCCGTTCTTGGCAACGACGAGGGTGCCCGCGACGGGCTTGAATAGGGTTCGCTTGGGGCGGCCGATGGTGGCGGCCGGGGCGTCCTTTCCGTATTCCTTCACGAGCTGGTAGACGCCAGCGGAGATTCGAGTCAGCGTTTGGTCGTCTTTCGTGGGCGCGCTGCGGCCGTCCGGAGCCGTGGTGTAGTCGTCGAAAACCTTGACCCGGAAGCCGGCGTACTTTCCGAAAGCGCGGTGGTAGAGGTTGACGAGATCGGCCCAGTACGCCGCCAGCGGCTCGCGAACGACGAGCCGGAGCTGGCGTTGCGGGTAGGGATGGACCAGTTGGCGATACTCGGCGCCGGACGCGGTGACGACGATATTGACGGCGTAGGACTCGATGTAGGACGAGCCGTAGGAGACGGGGGCGGCCAGCCGTTGCTCGAGGAACTCAGACATAGCGCAGAGCGTTGCGATACGCGGCGAGCGCCTCTCTGGCGCCCTGTCCGACGGCACGGCGCACAGCGTCCGGGTCGCCTTTGGTTTTTGCCATGTCCATGTTTATCGTGATCGATAGCGGACTCGTGGCGGCGCCGACGCCGAGTTTTCCGTCGGCCCCTCGTCTGAGCGGCAGGATGGCTTCCGGGCCGGCTTCGCCCATCAGGCCGATGCCGCGCGCGAAGGGAAAATAGGTCGGACGATCTACGATTGTGCCGGAGTAGGCAGACAAACCGGGCGACCGAAAAACGTTGCCATCGGCGCTCGGCAGTAAGGTGCTCAGCCAGGAAAGACCCTGGCCGACAAGCCCGCCGATGCCGTTTCCGCTTCCGATGTCGCCGAAAAGGCGTCGTCCGAGATCGGCGGCGACGGCGTTGGCGATCATGCGGCGCACGGCCACGCCGAAGGATTCGAGCATGCCGCCGACGCCGTCCTTGAAGGGGTCGAAGAGGAAGTCGGCGAAGGCGTCCTGTATATTTCGAGCTGCCTGCAGCGCGAGTTCGTCCATGTCGGAGAGGGTTTTCTTGATGTGGTCGTCCTGGCGTCCGATGCGGGCGACGACCGCTTCGAGGTACTGTTCTTCAGCAATTTTCCCGGCTTCAAGGGCGTCGGTGAGAAAGACCATGTCGTCGCGCAGCTTTTCAAGCTGGGCTGTCGGGGTGGCGTCCAGCAATTCGTTCAGGCGATTCACTTCGTCGGCGGCTTTCTTGGCGGCTCCGGAGAGGTCGTCGCGAACAGCTTGTACGATGGCGGGATCGAGTCCGGCCGCGGCGAGAACATCGAGCTTTTCGAGTGTGGCGGCGAGTTCTTCGGCCTTGACGATGTCGGTTTGCTCGATCGCCCGCGCGAGACGCTCCATCAGGATGGCGTCGTAGTCGCGGACGCTGCCCGGCGCTTTGGCGTCCGCTCCGGAACGTCCGCCGCGGCCGGAACTCGGTTCTTTCGGCGAACGGGAGGTGTAGGCGAGACGGGGTTTTTGTGGGCCGCCTCCGGCGAGCGTCTTGTCGATTTTGTCGCGCAGCGACTGGACGCGTCCGAGTCGATTCTGCATGTCCTCATTGGCGGCGGTATTGAAATTGGCGCGCTGGTCGAGCAGGCTTTTTATTTTCGACTGGCCTTCGTCGGTAAATCCGGCGCCGATCGCGACGACGGCGACCTGGGCAAAGGTGGCGATGTCGTTCGCGACCACGGCAATCGAGCTGCCGAGCTGAAAAATTCCTTCCTTGGTCAGGCGCACGAAGTCGATCAGCGAAGCCAGCGCGGGAATCATGTCGATGACGATCGACTTTGCCCAGGCGCCGCCCTCGGCCGACGTGCGGTTCCAGGCTTTCTGCAGTTCCTCCGCGGCGGCGGCTTGCTCGCGGGTGAGCTTGCCCTGCAGCTTTTCCTCTTCGGCCAAGTCTTTCAAGAACGGCAGCAGTTGCGCGCCGGATTTGCCAAGCAGGTCTTGCGCCAGGGCCGTCTTGCCGGCGCCGTCGGCGTACTCGCCGAGCGCGTCGGCGACCTGCTTCATGGCGTCGGCCGGGTCGAGCTCGCGGAGACTGGTGATTTCGAGGCCGATGGCGGCCAGCGCGTGCGCGGCGCCTTTCGATTCGTCGTCCATGCCGGCGAGGCTCTTGGACAGCCGCACCAGCCCTTTCTCGACGCCGTCGAACTCGATGCCGCTGACCTTGGCGACGCGAGACAGCGAGGACAGCTTCTCGACCGAGGCGCCGGTGGTTTCGGATAGGTCGTCCATGCTGGCGGCAAAGGCGATGGTATCGCCGATCAGCGATTTCAGCGCGCCCACGCCGGCAAAGGCGGCGAGGCTTGCCGCGATGCCTCCGAAACCGGGGATGGCCTTGATGGTGTCCGATAAAGTCTGAATTCCGCGCGTGGCGGAATCGATGCCGGCTTTGGTCTGGTCGACCGCCGTGATGACGATTTTGGCGGCGTTATCAGGCATCGTGCAACACGCTCAAGGCGGCGCGCTCCATGGTGCGCAGTCCGGCAAAGACGGGGGCGCGCTCGCTCTTGGGAATACCGAGCGCGCGCAAGACGACGGGGAGCGACTCATAGCGCAGTCCGATTGGCCTGCCACTCATGCCGCCGGTGTGCCATTGCGTGTCCATGGCGATGAATACCTCCACGATGCGCCAGTTTTCCGGCCAGATTTCAAGGTGCTCGGCCGGTGGCAGCGC